CCGAGAAGAACTTGAAGCGATTTTAAATGAAATAAAAAATGATTAATGAGCTTTCAATTAGACAAAAAACAAAAAGTCAAAGAGATCTTAAAGTGTGGAAAAGACCCCTCTTACTTTCTTAACAATTACGCGAGAATATCCCACCCTTTGCGTGGGCTTATCTTATTTAACACGTTCAATTTCCAAGACGAGCTTCTTACTGAATTTAATGATTATCGTTTTAATGTTATTTTAAAAGCAAGACAGCTTGGAATATCAACGATCACTGCCGGCTATATCGTGTGGATGATGCTTTTTCATCGCGATAAAGCCATTCTTGTTATGGCAACAAAGTTTGCGACAGCAGGAAACTTGGTTAAAAAAGTCAAAAGCATTATGCGCAATGTTCCAGATTGGTTAAAGATTGCAACAATCAGCGTTGACAACCGCACATCTTTCGAGCTTTCCAATGGATCGTCAATCAAAGCAGCTTCAACTTCTGGTGACGCCGGCCGTTCAGAAGCTTTGTCACTTTTGGTTCTTGACGAGGCTGCCCATATTGAAAACCTTGAAGAGCTTTGGACTGGATTATATCCCACACTATCGACCGGTGGGCGATGTATTGCGCTGTCAACTCCTAATGGCGTTGGTAATTGGTTTCATAAAACTTGTGTGGACTCCGAAGCCGGCACAAACAACTTTAACTTAACGACTCTTCGGTGGGGGGTGCACCCCGAAAGAGACGAAGACTGGTACAAAAAAGAAACCAAGAATATGTCAAAGCGCCAGATTGCGCAGGAGTTGGAGTGCAATTTCAACACATCTGGCGAAACTGTTATTGATCCAGATTGTATGACATGGATGCTTTCTACAATTAAAGAACCCAAACATCGCACAGGCTTTGATCGTAATTTTTGGATATGGGAAGAGTTTGATCCGACATGCAATTATTTATTGGTAGCCGATGTATCGCGCGGCGACGGCGCCGATTTCTCCACATTTCATATCGTTAAACTTGAGACATTAGAAATAATCGGCGAATATCAAGGCAAACCAACGATCGATATGTTCGCGAATATGCTTAATAGCGTTGGTAGAGAATTTGGCGACTGCATGCTTGTGGTTGAAAATAATAATATTGGATATTCTGTGTTAGATAAACTGATTAATGAACATCAATACCCAAATGTCTATCATTCAATTAAGTCAACTCATGAATATATTGAGCAACATCAAGCCGAGATAAGAAATTCAGCTGTACCAGGATTTACCACCTCGATGAAAACGCGCCCCCTCATAGTTGCCAAATTAGAGGAGTTTATCAGAAACAAACTAATTACCATATATTCTTCTCGCACAACTAATGAGATGAAGACTTTTATTTGGAGGAACGGTAAGCCACAAGCAATGAAAGGCTACAACGATGATTTAATTATGGCGTTAGCTATAGCGTGCTGGGTAAGAGACACAGCATTACAAGTTAATGCCAGAGATTTAAATTACCAAAAAGCTTTTATTGATGCGATTTATACTTCAAGAACAACCTTTGATACAAGAATAAGTGGCCAAGAGGGGTATAAAAAAGGTAATATTTTTGATAAGATAACAGAAGCCGAAAAATTATATGGACAATATAAATGGATTATAAAGTGAGATTTTAAATGCCTGCAGACAAAAACCCAATAAATAAACAAAACAATTTATTTAAAGCACTAACGAGGTTGTTTTCTGGTCCAATTATTAATTATCGATCTCAATCAGGTCGAAGAATCAGAAGACAACATTTAGATAAATTCTCTTCTCGTTTTAGATCTGCTTCGGGACAGCAGTTTAAAAAGTCAATTTATAATCCTTTAGACACGATAGCGACCAATGCGGTTGCAAATCAACGTCGCAGCGAAAGATATGTTGACTTCGATCAAATGGAATACACTCCAGAGATTGCCTCAACGCTCGATATTTATGCAGACGAGATGACAACGTATTCTAATTTAAGTCCAATGATCAGCATTAAGTGCCCCAATGAGGAGATACGAGCAGTACTGCAGATTCTTTACGATCAGATCTTAAACATTCAATACAATCTTTTTGGCTGGGCCCGCACAATGTGTAAATATGGCGATTTCTTTTTGTATTTAGACATTGATGAAAAGTACGGTGTTAAGTCTGTTATCTCTTTGCCTGTCCAAGAAGTGGAAAGATTAGAAGGAAAAGATTCTACCAATCCAAACTATGTTCAATATCAGTGGAATAGCGCTGGAATGACATTTGAAAACTGGCAAATCGCCCACTTCCGTGTTCTTGGAAATGATAAGTATGCGCCATATGGAACTTCTATTTTAGAAGCAGCCCGCCGTATCTGGCGCCAGCTTATTCTTATGGAAGACGCGATGATGGCATACCGCATTGTAAGATCTTCAGAGAGAAGAGTGTTCAAGATCGACGTTGGCGCCATTCCTCCACAAGAAGTTGAACAATATATGGAGAAAATTGTCACACAATTAAAGAGACATTCGGTTGTAAACCCGGATACTGGTCGCGTAGACTTGCGCTATAATCCAATGTCAATTGAGGAAGATTATTACATTCCAGTTCGTGCGGGATCTGCGACAGATATCGTTTCTCTTGCCGGCGCCCAAAACATTACCCAAATCGATGATATCAAATATCTTCGCGATAAATTATTCGCTGCCCTTAAGATTCCTCAAGCCTATCTTGCAATGGGAGAGGGCGCCGCCGAAGATAAAACCACATTAGCACAAAAAGATATTAGATTCGCAAGAACAATTCAAAGATTGCAAAGAGTTATCACAGCCGAATTAACAAAGATTGGAATCATTCATCTTTATACTTTAGGCTTTAGAGGGGATGATCTACTTGCTTTCGAACTTACCCTAAACAACCCATCTAAAATTTCAGAACTCCAGGAAATGGAGCACTGGAAAGCTAAATTTGATATTGCTGCATCCGCCACAGAAGGCTATTTTTCTCGTCGTTGGGTTTCTGATCGTATTTTTAACATGTCTCATGAAGAATTTATGCGCAACCAAAGAGAGATGTATTATGATCGCAAACACGATGCCTCTCTTCAGGCCGTCGCGGAAGCTGCAGCTGCTGCCGAAGGCGGCGGAATGGCCGGCCTCGGAGGTGAAGAACTCGGCCTCGGTGGTGAAGAACTCGGCCTCGGTGGTGAAGAACTCGGCCTCGGTGGTGAAGAAATGCCCGCCGCAGCTGCCGGCCCCCCAGAGGGCGCGCCGGCTCCGGACGAAGGGGGCTTATTGGCGGTTCCTCCGGGATCTAGACCTTCTCCAAGACTTGCGCCAGGAAAAAAAGAAGGGCACCTTACAAAAGGCGCAAAGGGAAAAGTATATTATCCGGCCAAAAGAGATCATAGGCCCCAGGGCGCAAAAGTTCGCCACAATAATAGTCAATGGGCAAAGGAAAAGTCATCAAGTACGCTGAGAAATATTGTGCCAGGAATGAGAGATATTCAAACACTTGCAAATCCTCCCGGCGCAAGAGGCATTTATGAAGAAGAGGAATCTATTTATAGTTTGAGAGAGAAGACCGAAGAAGACAAATTGTTTAAAATCAACACTTCGATCAGAACGCTTTTAGAAGGTCTAGAGAAGAAAGACAACTTAGTAACGGAACAAAAAGATGAAAATAAGGCATAATAAAAAAAGAAACACTGCTTTCGTTTTTGAATCATTAATTCGCGAAGCAACATTGGCGATATTAAAAAACGATGTAGAAAAGAAAGACAAAATTATTAAAATCATTAGAGAACATTTTGGCTCTAATTCCGCCCTTAAGGGTGATTTTGACTGTTATCGCTCATTATACGCTAACCAAAACTTAGACAAGAAAACATCAGAGAAAATATTAAAGGAAACAAGACTGCAAAGAAGATTGCTCAGCCCCGAATCGCTTTTTAGCGAGCAAACTGAATTAATCAATAGCATAAACAAACAACTATCACCGTCTGTGTTTTCTAATTTCGTTCCGAACTACAAAACTCTCGCAACAATTTCACAATTATTCTCTGACAAAATAAGCCCAAAAAACAAAGTTCTTATAGAAAACAAAATAATTTCTGATATGTCCCGCGCCGAAAAAGAGTACTCCACAGACAATCAAATTGACAAATCTGTTTATAATTTATTTGTTCAGAAATTCAACAACAAATATGATAATGAATTATTAGAAGAACAAAAGCAATTGCTAAATTACTATGTGTCTTCTTTTTCTGACAACGCACTATCATTAAAAGTGTTTTTAAATGAAGAAGTGGCGCGCCTAAAAACAGAACTCGAAAAAGCAAAAGAAGCGAAAGAAATCAAACCAGACCAAACCATGGTAGAAAAAACAGAACTGATTATCAACAAGCTTAATTCGTTTGCCAAACAGCCCATAAGCGAGGGACTGCTCCTCACGATA